ATATCTTTACTCCTTCGAATTTAGAACTAAACTTCCGTTCTCTATTACCAAATGTGTTCAGAGGCTTATCATCTTGTGGTGAACCAGAATCCACGATATCAACTTGTGCGGATGCTTCTGCATCATACAACCGCATCTTGGATCTATCAACACCAACAACGAATCGTTTGTATAGGTTTGGATCACCATAACGATTCTTCAATTGCTTAACCATAATCTGATTCAACTGTTCAAGTTCTTCTGTACTAATCAAAGCAAACATAAAGTCAGCCGTTGCAGGCAATCCAAACGATTCTGAAGTATCTTCCAGTCCCACATCAGTATTACTGAAACCACTACGAGTTGTTTGTGTAGCACTCACAACAGGCACAGCAAACTCTACAGCCAGACCTCTCAATTCTTCAGCAATAGATTTAATATAGGCATACGAATTGATACTTGCCCCCATCTTAATTCTACTTGAACAACAGATATTCAGGTAATCAATAAAGATAATATCTGGTGTAAAATTCTTCTTCAACTTCAATTCATTCAACAAAGAACGGAAGTGTCCTGCATGAGCAGATGCTGTTGGATATTCCTTGATGATTAGTTTACCCTGTGTCTTATCTTTTAGGACATCAAATTTACGCAGGTATTCTTCACGGGTCAATGTTTGTAATTCATTCAGGTCAACATTTAGTAAATTTGCATCAATACGTTCAGCAATCTTCTCTTCTGCCATTTCCATCGTGATGTATAAAACATTTTTACCTTGACTTAAAGCCGCAGCAGAACAATGACACATGAACAAGGATTTACCAACACCAGTTCCAGCCAATGCAATATTCAAAGTTTTGATTGGGAAACCACCCTTTGTAATCTTATTGAACAGGTCAAGGTCAAATCTAATACGAGATTCAACACGGTGATAGAAATCATACCGTGAATCGGAATCATTTAAGTAATCATGGCCAACAGAATTGTCAAACGATACACCAAGTGCATCACTTAACAGTTTTGGAATTTCACCTTTGGATTTCTTATGTGTCTTGTCATCAAGAATTGAAACTGATTCCATGATGGCATTATAGATTGCTTTATCTTGACAAAACTTTTCTGTCTGCTCAGACAACCATTGTTGTTCACTAGGATCTTTATCATCATGTATTTGTTCCAAAAGAGTAATCGCATTACGAACCTCTGGTTCAGTAAGAGATTTACTTTCGGTAAAATTAATTACTAAAGCTTCGTGTGTAGGTAATGCTTTGTATTTGTTTGTGAAATCGGAGATTTCTTTAAATACATTTCTTTCTGTTAAATCTGAAAAATAATCTTGTCTAATGAATGGTACAACCTTGCGAGCATATTCTTCATTGTAAATCAAATTCTTCAGGATCGTGGTTTCTAGTCGGTTCATTAGCTTGCTTCATTAAAATTTCAGAAAGGATATCTCCCATTATTGTAACAAAATTATCTTCATTTTGCAATAGGTCTATGTCGTGTTTGCCTGGATTAACTAGTGTAAATCCAAATTCTAATGTAGCAAACTCGCCTTGCTCTTTGACTCTAACTTTACCATAATGGTATACCACACCTACATATTCACCTTTTAATAACATAATGCCTGTGATATCGGAATCGGTGAAGTCTACGAACTTGTAGTCCTCACCCTCCTTCGGCACTTTTTTCTTTTTTTCAAACCCAAACATTATTCTTCCTCTTGCAATAATTGTGGTTCTGTTTCTTCCTCATCTTGTAGCAAACTACCGTAAGCAATACCGTATTTGTGTTTGATGTGTTCTTTAAACATATCACTCTTTAGAATTGGATTCCAAAATTCAGCCGTTTGTGTTTTTTCCATTGGCATCATGTCACCGACTTCACCCGTTTCTTGGTTAATCACAGCATAACCAGTTGAACGACTATACTTACCAACTGAAATCATTTTAGCTTCAGTTGCTAAGTCCAATAGACCAGAATATTTCTGAATGCCACCATCAAATGTTACTAAGAACGGGAATTTAGATTTCTCTTTTACGAACCTAGATTTCTCAATGTTGATTGTGAAGTTATAACCAAGTAATTCTTTATCACCTGATGTTGCCTTCTCCTGTGCTTTACCAATAATGAATACTTGATTAGCGGAGTACATACCACCAGTACCACCAGACATAACAGCCTTTGAAAACATTTCCATTGTCTGATAGGTGTGATTGACTGCGATACAAGGAATATCTTTAGTGGTCAAGTGTGGTGTAACAATACGCCACAAAGATTTCATAACACGAGCTCGAGTCATATCGGCAACAGATTTACCATCTAGTGCATCTTCAACTTCTTTTTTGGATGCCAAGTTACCAACAGAATCAATAAAAATAATCACTTTGTCGCCACGCTCAATTGCTTCAAGGCGTTGTGAAATATCAAACTTCAATTGTTCAAGGTGTTCGATTGGTAAATGGATAACTCGACTTGTATCGATACCATTTGTTTGAATGTACTCTGGTGTGATACCAAACTCAGAATCATAGAATAGACAAACAGCATCTTTGTATTTGTCCATGTAGGCTTTAACAAGAACCAGACCTAGCAATGATTTGAAATGTCGTGAGGGACCGGCAAGAAATGTCAGACCAGAAATTAGACCACCTTCTGGATCAGCAGACATAGCGATGTTAATAATTGGCACATCTGTTGAGATTGGGTCTTTCTTATTGAAGAAAGTTGAATCACTTAATACTTCCGCCGATTTAATAGAACCGGACTTTTTCATTTTGTCTAATAGACTCATTTATTTTCCTTTAATTGTTGATTGTTTTAAAGAGGGGAACTACCCCTCTTAATTTTATTTATACAGCAGGTAACTATCCAAAGAAAGAATCTAAGGAGTTTACCTTCTCAGTAGTCCAACCTACACAATCCAAAATCACTTTGATTGGCTCAAGAAATGCCTTATCAAACTGTAAATCATAATCAACATATTCGTGTAGACCGAATTCTTTTGGTAAACGGACTGGATATGAAATCACATTATCTTTGAATATATTTGGTTGTTTAAGATAAGTAAATTTCAACTTCTCACCTTCTTGAATATAAGGGTATTGTTTATCCAAATCAAGTTGTTTCAAGTAATGATTATAAAGAATCGCACCACGAACCTGGATTGGTGTGCCTTTCTTGTACATTGTCACTCTATCTGAATACTCTTTTAACCCATTACAACCACGAGGAAAAGAAACTTCTTCAGGTGGCAATTCTTTAAATTGTTTTCTGAAGTCTGCAATAAACTTGTGGATATCTTCTTCAGTTCCATTAACAACGATACTAATTGTTTCTTTCATCTTGTCACGGATAACGGATGGTGTTGATGATTTAACCATCTCAAGACCCATAACTTTCAGGTGAGGCTCATTGTATTGAACACCTTCGTTATTATACACATTAAGAATGTATCGCTTCTTGGCAGTCCAGATTCCTTTGTCGGACAGGCCTTCACGCTTCATCTGCATCTTCTGAGCATAGGCATTAACATATTCAGCCAACTCTTCGTAAGATTTATCAATAAACGGTTGAATCTTTTCTTCACAGATTTTATCCATCAAAGAAATTACTTTCTGTTTATCAGATGTATCTTTGATAAACTTATCAACAAGTTCACCCATACGGAGATAAATCGAATCAGTATCAGAAGCAATTACATAATCACTATCCGTGTTCAACAACTTATTCATGTATTGGTTAATTTTTGCTTCAATCCAACGAATTGCTAATTGACCTGATGTAGTTACACCAAGAGCCAAACGCAAATCATAGAAACGGAAGTATTGTGAGCCCAATGCACCGTAAGCGGAGTTTAGAGAAACTTTCTTCGCAAGTTGCAGGTTATTGAATCTAGCTACACGCTTTTCAATTTCATATTTCTTGCTATCATCTTTCTCATTCTCATACTCTTGTTGAGCCTTGAGCATCATCTTCTTAAACTTCTTACGATCTTCATACATTTCTTCCATCATTTTTGGTAAGAAACCTTGAACATCTGTTCGGAAGAATTGACCATTTGGAGTCAAAGTAACATCTTTCAGTTTGCTTGTATCAACACTCTTACTCAACATCTTATCCACAGAAACACCATTCATAATGATATTACGCATATCATCGGTGTAATCTGCTACTTCAATTAGTGTTTCTGGTGAAATGTTGGATTGCATCATCAAGTGAGGATAGAGACTGTTCAAGTCAAAACTAGCAACCCAATTATGCATACCAACTTGTGGATCTTTAACGAATGCGCCTTCAAATGCTGATGTTTTATCCTTGATAACTTTTGGTGGAACAATGATGCCTTTTTCCAAAAGATAGGAATAAGTCATTGCGTCCCACATACGAGTTTGTGCAAAGATATCTTCGTAATTTGTTTTCGTATCGTAAGCAAGAGTAAGACCAAGCTCAATCAACTTCAACTTATCTTCCAATCGGAGAATGAGTTCAACGTCTTTGATGTTATACTCAATAAACTTTTGATAGTTTAGGCGATATAAAGCATGGAGGTTATCATATTCATCATACGAAAGTTTACTATCACCAAGTTCCACATTAGCAATATTGTCCAACTTATATGATTCTTGTGACTTACCGCCTGGTGCATACCAACGATACAGTTCGATATAATCTAGTGATGATACACCGACCATTTCATATGCAATCAGCTCACGGTTATTAGAAATAACTTTACGCTCACTAATCATACCCCATGGTGAAAGTTTCTTAGTCTCATCTTCACCAAGAATACGGCGAAAACGGTTAATCAAATAAGGAATATCAAAGAACTTGGTATTCCAGCCAGTCAACACATCAGGACAATTTTCTTGCCAATATTGTAGAAATGATTTACACAAGGTGTACTCATCAGCACACTTGATGTACTTCTCTGAACCTTTTGTTTCATAATCACCGCAGCCAAACACCACCGTTTCACCTTTCAGAAAGGTTACACAGATTGCGGTGATTGGTTCGTTAGCAAGGTATGGGTCAGGAAATCCATTCTCTGAACCGACCTCGATATCGGTGATTGCAATGGAGATATCATCAATATTCCAATCAATCATCTTTGGATGTTCATCAGCAATAAACGCATACTGATATCCCGTGTTGCCATAGATTTTGAAATTAGATACTTCATCATATCTTTTAACAAAATCACGAGCATCACGGATGGATTCAAACTTCATTGGTTCAAGGTGTTCACCGTTGAGAGTTTTGAATTTCGTTTCTTTCTTCGCTGGCAGAAATAGAGTGGGCGTATAGCCAATTTTTAGTTTGACTCTACGCCCATCTTTCACGCCACGGTATAGAATGTTGTTGCCCACCATGGCAACATTTGTATAGTATCTATTCATTCATATATTGTATCATAGTTTAGGAATGGAAGTGGCAATTTCAATACCACTGCCAAAGATTTTGCTATATTGATTTAATACTTCTTTAACTGGTGTTGAAATCATCAAAATATCTTCATTCTTAATTTGAAATCCAGTACGGAATTCTTCTGCATATTCTACATAGGGAGAAAATGCGATACTTGATGGTTGATTTGGACCTTGTGGCGGAACAGATACAACTTGGACAGGATGTTTTATAGTAGTGTAAACAGTACCTTCTTCCACATCACCTAAAATCGTGTGGTTAGTCTTGAATGTTATTAGTTTTGTTGGCATA